TGGACATCCCTACAAGAATTCTGGTTGGCAATCAGCAGGCCGAACGGTCCAGTACCGAAGACCAGAGGTACATGAATTCCCGCTGTCAGTCACGCCGGGTAGACCTCGCTTTCGAGATAGAGGACTTCTGCGACAAGCTTATTGATCTCCAGATCATCGACCCGATAAGCCAAAAGGCTGTTATCTGGGATGACCTGAACGAACAGACCGGTGCAGAAAAGTTGATCAACGCCAAAACCATGGGCGAGATTAACCAGAGCATGCAGGGCAGCGGAGAAAATCCGGCATTCAGTCGCGCAGAGATTCGTACGGCCGCCGGCTACGAAAACAATGACAAAAAGCCGTTAGGAGAAGAGGATGGCGACGAAGAAGAAGACGAAGCCGCCAATTCTACCGAGTAATTACGAAGATCCAACGGGAGCCGATGCACTCGAACGCCGGGCTATGAAAGACTTTGCAAGGCGGATGAATAAGGTTGGCAAGGCGTACAAATCAGCACTCGACAAAATACCTTCCTCCCTCGCAGTAAACGCCAGATACGAATACCAGTTAAACCCAACGCTGCTCACCATCATCCTGAACGACGCCAGTTACCTGGTGGATCAGGTGCTGATGGAGGGCAACGAGTACGACCTGTGGTTTTACGAGTACATCGACTTGGCATCAGAGAAAGGTACCGGCCAGTCGTTTTACAACCTCAGCCAGCAATCACCGGTTTATGCCGCCGGACGTGAATCTCTCGCCTCTATCCTCGCAAGTGACCCGTATCAGCAACGAATGGCGCTGGTTCACGCTCGCGTATTTGAGGAGATGAAAGGACTCAGCGCTGAGGTGAAGCGCGATATGGCGCGAGTGCTTACTGATGGCGTCGGGCGCGGTCTCAACCCGCTGGAAATCTCCAGGAACCTTACCGATCAGACCGGTATTGAGAAGCGTCGGGCGAACCGGATAGCACGTACTGAGGTTACTACGGCGCTGCGCCGGGCGAAGTGGGATGAAGATCAGGAGGCCAATGACCTTTATGGGCTGAAAACGCTACTGGTTCATATCTCTGCACTGTCGCCGACTACCCGCCATACACATGCGGTGCGTCATGCTCACCTCTATACCAACGAAGAGGTGAGGGACTGGTACAGCAAGGATGGCAACTCCATCAACTGCAAATGCAGTCAGCAGTCGGTGCTGGTCGACGACGAAGGAAAGCCGGAGTACCCGGACACCATCACCAAACTCAAACAGGAATACAAAACGATGCAGGCGCGCGGTTACGCCTGGGCGGAGAAATAGCTATGCCTATGCAGGTAAACATCACCACGAAGGTTAACAGCCAGTCTATCCGGCGTGAAACGCATAACGGCCGTGAGCATCTCGTGCTTCCGAGCTACACGCTGCCGGCCAACGTAGTCATGAACGGCGGACTGTACACGGCGGAGGAAATCGACGCCCACTATCAGGGTCTGGAAGGCACTCTGGCTCCACTTGGTCATCCGCAGGTTAACGGTGAATTCGTTTCTGCGTTCTCGCCGGAGGGGTTGAACGTCGGCTACGTGGGTGCCTGGAATCGCAATGTTAAGAAGTCCGGCAATCGTATCTACGTCGAGAAGTGGGTGGATGTTGCCCGGGCGGAAGAGTCGGAAGGTGGTCGCGAGCTACTGGAGCGCGTTGCAGCTATCGAGCGTGGTGATGACGTACCGCCGATTCATACCAGCGTCGCAGCTTTCCTCGACCAACTTGAGCCTAACGAGCAGCAGCGAGCCACCGGTGCTGGATGGGTGGCGAAGATCCACAGTATGGACCATGACGCCATTCTGCTGCATGAGGTGGGCGCAGCGACGCCAGAGCAGGGAGTAGGCCTGATGGTCAATGCTGACCTCGCGCAGCCACTGAGGGCCAATTCAGGCGCACTGGTGGGCGAATCCTACCGTGAGCGGGAGCAGCGACTCGACCGGGCAGCCAAAGCTAAGTTTGCAGCCGGGCCAGATGAATACGCCTGGGTGGCTGACTTCACTGACTCTCAGGCTGTGATCGTCCGTAACGGCGGAAACGCAGAGGTGTTTGGTTACAAGTCGGAAGGAGGTGCGATCACCTTCGACGATACCGGCACGGCAGTGGCGCGGCAGGAGTCATGGGTGACCGTCGTTGCCAACAAATTTAAATCTCTTTTCACACCGCAGGAACAGCCTGCACCAAACCACAAAACGGAGGGCGACATGCCTTTAACCAAAGAAGAACTGGAACAAATCGGCAGCATGATCGGCCAGGCTGTTGCGACCAATACTGAAGCGGCTATCA